GCATGCTTGACAAGCCAGCTGAACCCAAAGGCGTACCATATAAGCCCGGCTCGCCAATAATCACTAAAGGGTTTACATACCTTAGCCCTTATAGCGTTGCAGGTGTTGCGGGGCAGTTCGACCCTAAAACTGGCGCATTGCTTAAGCCGACCATGCCTAGCGTCAAGGGGGGCACGGTTGATCCCAACTGGGCTGACTTTGTCACGCGCCAACAGCAGGGCGGCGGCATTCGCGGCAATCGCATGTACGCGGGGACCAAGCCTGACGACCCCGCCATGCGTGCGCTGGTGGAGAAGACTGTTGGCAGCGGCGCAGGCAGCGGCGCAGGCAGCGGCCCAGGCGGCGGCCCAGGCGGCGTCGGCGGCGGCGGCGGCCCAGGCACCAGCACCAGCTTCCAGCCCAGCAGCAAAGCCCGCGCCCTGATCAGCGCCGCCGGCAAGCTAGGCGTATCGCCGCTTGATTTGGCAACGATTATTTCGTTTGAGACTGGCGGCACATTTAACCCAGGCAAGTGGGGCGGCTCTGACAATAACTATCTAGGCCTGATTCAAATGGGCGGCCCAGAACGCAAGAAATACGGCGCCCATGCTGGCCAATCGTTCGAGGAACAGGTTCAGGGGCCTGTGGTGAAGTTTTTCCAGGATCGATTCAAGGGCCGAGGAATGTCCACCCAGGGCGCCGACCTGCTGACGCTCTACCGCACGGTGCTGGGGGGCAACCCCACGGCCAGCCTGACCCGCACGGACGGCAATGGCGTCACCCCCACCAGCGGAGTGGCCCGCATGGGCCCGCACCGTCAGCAGGTGTTGCGCATGTTTTTCGGCGGCAGCATGGAGAATGTGGGCTACGACCTGGCCCAAGCCGGCGCTAATCAGGTGCAGGGCGCCGAGGAAGCCGCGGCGCTGCAGAAAACCCGAGCCGATCAGCTGGCCAGCGCCCGCGAGCTGCTGGCCACTAACCAGGGGCTGCTGAGGATTGCCGAGGCCACGGGCCCCGCCGCGAAGGCCCTGGCTGAGTTCGAGGCGGAGCGGGCAGAGCGGGCGCGGCGCTATGCCGAGCTACTCAAGGGTGTCAACGGCAACCCAGACGCCCAGGCGGCGTATAACGCGGCTCAGGCTGCCGAGTCCGGCCGGGCGGAGCTTACCTATCGCGAGGATCTCAAACGGATCACCGCAGAGCAGCTCGACCTCGATCGACAGCGTCTGGAAAATGTGTTCGCCATGGGCGATGCGATCAGGGAATATCAATCTCGCGATTCCGCTGGCGCTGGCTTATCGCAGGGGATGAAGCAATATGGCGAATCGATTGGCAATGTGCGCGATGCAATTGCGTCTCTAACCGTCAACAGCATGGGCGGGTTGGAGAATAGCCTAGTAAGCCTGGCCACAACTGGCAGCGGCAATTTTCGTGCGTTTGCAGCCAGCGTATTAGAAGATACCAGCCGCATGATTGTGCGGCAGTTTGTTCTAAAAAGCATTATGCAGGTGCTGGGGTTCCTGTCACCGTCGGCTGCAATGCCGACAATGTCGCAATCATTCACAGGGAACTATGGACTGAGCACGGGCTTTCCCCAGGCGCCAGCGTTTAGCCCTGGCATTGGCAGCGTGGGCAATTGGGCGCTGCCGCCGGCAGGGATGACCAATTTGCCTAGGTTTGCCGGCGGCGGCTTCACCGGCAATGGCGCCAGATCTGGCGGACTAGATGGCCGCGGCGGCTTCATGGCCATGCTCCACCCGCAGGAGACTGTGGTGGACCACGCGCAGGGCGATAGCGGCGCCACCAGGTCGACCCAGGTGAATATTGCGGTTCACGTCCACCCCAACGGCAACGTGACCAGCAACAGCGACGGCTCCGGCGACGCTAAAACCCTGGGTAACGATCTGGCTCGCATGTTGGTGCCGATGGTGGGGCCCATGGTCGATCGGCAATTGCAGCGGCACATGGAGCGAGGAGGCCTCCTGAACCGCTAATGGCTACCTTCACCTGGACACCAGATTTTGATCTTCCCAAGGAAAGCAAGCCAGCTGTCTACGAACACAAATTTGGAGATGGCTATAGCCAGCGGATCAAAATGGGGCTTAATGCAAACCCTAAAATTTATCCATTGCAATTCAAAAATCGCAGCAACACCGAGCGCGATCAGATTGAAGCATTTCTAGACGCCAGGGGCGGCGCTGAGTCATTTGGCTGGACACCGCCATGGGGCAGCGCTGGCAAATTCATATGCCCAGAATGGAAAGTAACCTACAGCAATTTTAATAACAATCAAATCACGGCCACCTTTATCCAGGTGTTTGAATTATAATGCCAATCCCCTTTGCCGAGGCGCAACTCCCGGCCCCATCCGCTCTGATTGAGCTATTTGAGCTGCAGCTGTTTGCGGCTATTCACGGCGTCAATCAGGTCTATCGATTTCATGCCGGCATCAACGCGAAACAGACCGGCGACGTAGTGTGGGCCGGCAACACCTACGAAGCGCTGCCTATAGAGGCTGAGGGGTTTGCCCTGACCGGCACCGGATCACTGCCGCGCCCCACGCTACGGGTCGCCAATATTCCGCTGACCATCAATAACCCGTTTGCGGGTGGCCTGATCAGCGGCCTACTGCTCAGCCTGCCCAACGGGCTAGAGGGGGCGCAGGTCAGCCGCCTGCGGGTCCACGCCAGGCATCTCGATGCAGTGAACTTCCCAGGCAATGTCAACCCCTGGGGCACACCAGATCCCACCTACGAGTATCCCAGACAGGTGTACTGGGTAGATCAAAAAAAGGCGGAGACCAGGGAGGTAGTTGAGTTTGAGCTGTGCGCCACATTTGACCTTTCCACGGTGCGTGCACCACGGTTCCAGATGGTTACGCTATGCCAGTGGACCAGCACGACTCAATGCCAGTTTGCACCTAACTGCGGGAAGCGCCTATCGGATTGTAAGAACAACTGGGGCGCCAACAACCAGCTACCGTTTGGCGGATTCCCTGGCGCTGGCACTAGCTACGCATGATCTACATCGACGACGCAATCAAATCCGCAGCTTTGGCCCACGCCCAGCAGGATGACCCCCGCGAGGCCTGCGGGCTGGTGGTGATCGTGAAGGGCAGGCAACGCTACCGGCCCTGCCGAAATGCCGCCGAGGGCGCTGACGGCGACGACCCGGGTCTGATGTTCATCCTCGACCCGGACGATTACCAGGCAGCTGAGGATGCTGGCGAGGTAGTGGCCGTGTTCCATTCGCACCCGTGCACGCCACCTGGGCCCCACGACGACGACCGCGCCGCGTGCGAGAAATCTGGCCTGCCTTGGCTGATCGTCAATCCCAAGACTGCGGAGTGGGCCCAGTGCGAGCCCTGTGGGTTTAGGGCGCCGCTGATCGGGCGCCTGTGGATCTGGGGCGTTCACGACTGCTGGACTCTGGCTCGCGACTGGTATCGACAGGAGCGCGGCATCGAGCTGCCTGATTTCGATCGACCAACTACGCCTGCCGAGTTCGAGGCGGCGCCGCTGTTCGCTCAGAACTGGGCTGCCGCCGGCTTCGAGCGGGTTGAGTTCGCCGACCTGCAGGAAGGCGATGCGATATTCATGGCCATCCGCAACACGCAGCTCAACCACATCGGCATCTACCTGGGCGAGCAGCAGGTGCTCCATCACCTGCGGGGGCGGCTGTCGAGTCGGGATCTCTACGGCGACTATCTGCAGAAAGCCACCGGCTGGATCGGTAGACTGAGGCCATGAGAACGATTCGCGTCTACGGCAAGCTGGCAAAGTTCCTGGGCCGCCGGGTGTTCCGGGCGGAGGTGGCTAGCGCTGCGGAGGCGATGAGGTTTTTACATGCCAATTTCCCCCAGATAGAGGGGCACATGAACGACCAGCGCTACCGGGTGAAGGTGGGCCCCAGGGCGATTGGCGAGGATGAGCTACAGGAACCCGCAGGGGCTCAGGAGATCAGCATCGTACCGGTGATCGGCGGGGCTGGGGCCGTGGGGAGAATTATTGCGGGAGTGGCGTTGATTGCGCTGTCGTTTGCAAGCGGAGCTGGCTTTTTGGGCGCTGCATTTGCTAAAAACATCGGGCTCTTTGCTTATACAACGGGACTTGGCGCAAGCCTGGCCCTAGGCGGCGTTGCCCAGCTGCTGACGCCGGTGCCCAGATTTGATGCAGGTGGCAACCAGGGGCAGACAGACGAAGCGAAGGACCCCCGCAAAACCTACAGCTTCTCGGGGATCCAGAATAATACTCGCCTCGGATTATCGGCAGCGCTGATATACGGGCGCCGCGTAGTTGGCTCTAACATAGTAAGCCAAGAAATTGACGTAGTGCAGGTTCTGGGATGATCATTAGCGGCGGTAGCGGCGGCGGCGGCGGTGGCAAGGGCGGCGGTGCAACAGCTCAGCCACAACAGTACGTACCCCGCCAAGATACTGAAAGCCTGTTCTCTGACAGCTATGCAAAGACGCTTCACATATTAGGCGCCGGCAAAATCAAGGGGCTAGTCAATGGCCTTCAGTCTATTTACTTCAACAAAACACCGCTGCAAAATCCAGACGGTAGCTTTAATTTTGAAAACGTTGCTGTCACATTTCGCGACGGTGCGCAAGACCAAGGCTACATCCCCGGCTTTGATGCTGTAGCGGCTGGGCCCTTCTCGGTTGGCGTAGCGGTCGCTCAATCTACGCCGATTACCAGAACGGTCACGGACGCTACCGCTAACGCCGTGCGGCTAACCATTACCGTGCCGCGACTGGAAGAATACACAGACAAAAACGACATCCTAACGACAAGCATAAACTATCGCGTTGCTATTCAGTATAACGGCGGTGGTTATACTACTGTGGTAGACGATGTGATCAGCGGTCGCACCAGGCAAGGCTATCAGCGGCAAGTGCAGGTCGCCATTACTGGCGCGTTCCCCGTGGATATTCGGGTGTCGCGCGTCACCCCAGACAGCAACAGCAACAATCTATTTAATCAACTTGTATGGAGTACCTACAGCCCTATTACCTACGCTAAGCTAGCGTATCCAGGTTTTGCGCACGCTGGAATCAGGCTAAGCGCTGAGCAGTTCAATAGTATTCCAACTTGCAGCTTTGACGTTTACGGCCTAGAGGTAAAAATTCCCAGCAACGCAGCAGTTGATCCGAGCAACGGGCGCTTGATCTATAGCGGCGTATGGGACGGAACTTTTGGCGCGGCGCAGTGGACGACAGATCCAGCCTGGTGCCTCTGGGATCTACTGACGCAGCCCTATGGCTTTGGCGATCACATAGACGCCAGCCAGCTAGATAGGTGGGCTTTTTTTGCCGCTAGCCAATATAGCGCTCAATTGATTCCTGATGGCTTTGGTGGCTGGGAGCCTAGGTTTGCTGTCAATATGGTTATTGATCAGCCCGCCGACGCCTATAAACTAATTCAAGATTTTTGCTCGATTATGCGAGCGATGCCCTACTTGTCGGAAAGCGCAATGACTATTGCTCAGGACAGGCCGGCAGACGTGTCGTTCAGGCTGAACACATCCAACGTGTCACCGGAGGGCTTCAAATACTCAGGCAGCCGCTTACGTAAGCGGCCTACTATTGCAGTGGTAAAATTCTTTAATAATGACATCCAAGACTACGACTACGAGCTTGTAGAGCGCAGGGATGCCATTATTAAATATGGAGTAGTCAAAGCCGAGACCGAGGCGGTCGGCTGCACCAGCAGGGGCCAGGCAGCCCGCTGGGGCAAATGGCTGCTGCACACTGAATGGGAAGAAAAGGAGCTGGTGGGGGCGACAACAGGCCTGGCGATCGGCTCCATTGCCAGGCCAGGGCAGGTGATCGGCATCGCCGATCCAGTACGCGCAGGCAGCCGCCGAGGGGGGCGGATCGCTGCGGCCACTACCACCTCCATCACTGTCGACAGCGCCGCGGGCCTGACGGCCACCAACAGCCCCACCCTGTCCGTGCAGCTCAACGACAGCACGGCCCAGACCCGGCCGGTCACCGGCATTGCTGGCAATGTGTTCACAGTGTCGCCGGGGTTTTCGTCTGCACCGATGCCGAATGGCATCTGGCAATTCGAGACCACTGCCGTCAGAGAATCGCTCTGGCGGGTGCTGGGCGTTAGCGAAACAAATGGCGTGGATTATGAGATCGGCGCCATGGCCCACGACCCATCCGTATTCAATAATATTGAATACGGATGGGCGCTAGAACCGCGCGATATTACTGACCTGAATATACGTCCCGCCGCTCCGGGAAACCTGACCGGCATAGAAGTGATCTACGAATTGCAGGGCAGAGCAGCAGCTAAAATTCAGCTTAGCTGGACATCTGTCGCCGACGCCAGCGGCTATCGTGTGCAGTGGCGGTTGAATGGTGGCAACTGGCAAAGGCAGACCACGCTAGCGCCTGCATGCGAGATATTAGATTCAGCGACCGGCACCTACGAGATCACGGTCGTGGGATTGCGCGGATTACTGGCTGGCAAATCGTCTGCGCTCCGGTTTATCGCGTACGGCAAAACAGCGCCACCTACTGATGTAACAGGCGTCTCGCTAGTGCCGGTCGACTCGGATACTGCTCTCCTATCCTGGGATCAGGCTCTCGACCTGGATGTGAAGTTGAGCGGGCAGGTCCTGATCCGCCACAGCCCCAGGCTCGACACCCCGGCATGGGGCGAGGCCATTGGCATTGCAACGGCCAATGGTGGCCAGGTGCAAGCGCGTGTGCCGTTGCTGGAGGGTAGCTATCTGCTGCGCTTTGAAGATGATGGCGGACGCCAATCCGCTGGAACCGCCTATGTAGTTGCCGACCTGCCGCAGCCTCAGGCCAGGCTGCTGGTGAAAACATACGCCGAGGATCAGGAATCGCCGCCGTTCAATGGCAACGCTATTGAAATGCTATATAGCCCTGCTTTTGATGCTTTGGTGCTGGGGAGTGGTGTTCTGTTCAGTTCGTATGCCAGCGTTGCTGCAGTGGCGTCTATCGGCTCAAGCGACTCTTCCCTGACTCAGCCGGTTGCTGCCAGGGGAGAATATGAGTTCGGCTCAACCTATGACATGGGCGGAGTATTTGATGTAAACATCCAACGGCGCTTTGTTACTCGACCGCTCAATCAGCTGAATCTGGTTAGCGCTCGCC